CAAGCTGTTGGTTAAAGTTGAGAGGAGCATTAGAACCACCTAATTGGGCGAATTTTCCACCAATACGATTAGGTTGATGACCTACACCAGCTCCTTGTTGTCCCAATCCAGGCTGTCCAATTAACTGTCCTAGTTTCTGTCTTGTTAATTCACCCAGGCCAGTAGATAATCCCGTAGCAAAACGTTCTGCGAAATCGGGACCAACATCTATTCTATTTAATGCCATGGTTGTTCCTTACTGAAACTCGCTAAATTCATACTGCTTTTCCATTAACGATTCTTCTGCCCCATTTATCAACTTCACCTTCACCACCACCAAATGGATTTAATTTACTCAATTCATACATCCATGGAGACATAGCTGTCTCACTACCAGTCAACTCACCAAATGGATTAGGCTCGCCTGATTGCTGCTTTTGCTTATAATAATTCGATTCTGCTTGTTCCGGTGATCGGCCGCCCTTGAATAATTTCATCATTAAAGGTAATAATGAGGCGACTGCGCCGGGAACATTGCCACCAAATGCCGATATAATTCCTGGAGCCGCTTCTATCAAAGAAGGAAGAATCTGCTCTAAATATCCCTGTTGCCCTCCAATAGGTAAGTTTTCAAATTGCGGTGTTACACCGGTTTGAAATTCGCTGAGTGATTGACGTCTGTTGGCCAATCCATATTCACTTTCAAGTGATGCTAATCGCTCTGCAAGATCAGTACCAGCACCCCCCAGTGCTCCCTGAAATCCACTGGAAGCAGTTGCATTCTGACCGGCAAATCTCTCGGCAAGCTGTGGTATGGTCTGTTGTTGATATTGGCTTAAAGCACGTTGCTTTATAGGTTCAAATCCTTGAGTTGGATTTTGTAAATTGGCACTGCTTGATTTCAAAAGCTGACTCAAAGCATCCATACCCTCTTGAGAAAATTTAGGTATTTGCTGATAACTTGATGGAACACCGAATAAGAAATTTTGTCCAAATCCTGCCATGACCTCTCCTGATTAGTATATTTTTATGTAAGACTAACTCGGCTCTTGTAAGACTACAATAATCACCACATTAAGACTTAAGATAATGTAAAACTACATAGGCAGTATACGCACTATAATCTTTGCCACCGGTAGTAATGATAACGTCCGTGGCATCAACTTCAACTTGAAGATTATCTGCCATAGCGGTCGCACTCACAAAAGGCAAAGGAAGATAATCAAGGGTAGTTGTATTACTTGCTGCTCCGTAAATCTGCGTAAAAGTAACCGGCGATTGCCCCGCTACCAATGCAGGAAATTCTATGCCATGAGCAACACTCTTTGATCCTGCTGCCGGTAACGTTCCAAAATCAACAACCATGCGGTACACCGGTCGTAATTGAGGCGTGTCAGTAACTAGAGCTGCATTAGGAAAATAGAGCTGGCTATTAATGAACTCCTCAGGGAGATAATACCCTGTTTCTTTTATATTAAGGAGCAATGCTATCGAGTTAATATTTTGATAAAGACGTACTAATAATTCTTTAAAATCAGCACTATTTACATCAGTATTCTCTATCTGACCTACATCAAATATATACGTAGATGGTATATACGCACCATACTGTTTATTATCATCAGGCATCGTCTATCCTTAGCTTAATCTGTTAGAGGTTTGGGTAGCCCTAAAAGCGATAGCATGTATTTGAACATCCTCAAAGGCAGTATCAGGCTTTCCTTGCGCATCAAGATGAGTTATTTGTTCAGGGGTCATATAAAGACGGAGCTGTACCGCCTCACCTTCTGCTTGCAAGTAGGCTGGACGCCATAACTGTTGCTGTGTATTTTCAAGAGGATACAAAGAATATGCTGAAGTATTTACCGTATTATCACCAAGTAATACTCCAGGATTTACTCCAAGAAGATTTACATCATTAAATCCATAGGATGCATAGACATTAACCGTGAATTGCCCTGCGGTAGTCTTATCAACAAGGAAATCTACTTTATCTATTGCTACGTTTCTGTTCTTATCTACATAAAAGTTATATTGCTTAGTAAGCACATTGATATTAGAGACCCGTGCCATTGTGCCACCACCGGTATAAACACCGGTAGCTGCCACAATATCAGGCGCCTGTATGATAATAGTATCAGGATTCAATGGATCAAGAGAATCAAGAGTTACCTGATATATCCATCGTCGTGGCTCACCTACGGTAAATGTAAGGCCATTGAGATTGTCTATATAGACATAAGGTCCTTGATATTCTGATTGATCATTAGTAGTAAAGTTATGATTAATGCAGGTTATTTTTACTTTTCCATTACCCGGAGAAGTATCAATGTTAGTTATTTGCAATGATTGCGCATTGCGATCATTATCAGGATCAATAATAAACATCCATCCTTCCTGATTGCCTGCAAGAACGTTCCTGAACTTAGCCTGTAGCGCTCCGCCACCCCAATCGACACTTGAATAATCCCAGAATACATCTGTAGAATCCCATGAAGGAGATACTGCAGTATTGGCTGGCTGATAATAACCAAAGGCTGTTATAGAATCATTATTGAACGCCCATGACCGTGTTTTATAGTTGTATACCAGTACCCTATTAGGATAAGGTTGTGCTGCGGTTCTATTTGGATCAGGCATTGCCCAATATACTTGTTCTACATAGTAATCACGGATACCATAAACTCGTTCTACACCACCATCGTCATTGTGGATATTGAATACTTCATCGGGAATATTTCCATCAATACGGTCAGTATTGGCACCATTACATGCATGTACTCCAGTCTGTCCAATACCAAGAATAACCTTATCAAATGGTATTACTGAAAATGTAGATTCTGCTCCGAGTTCAGTATTAATTTGTTGCCAGACAAAAGGAAGTTGCTGGTTACCATTATAAGCTAATTCCCATGTAGATCGTTCAAAGTAAACTATAAGCCTATCTTTAATAAACTCTGCCGTTATTATTGCTTCATTTGTAGGTGCATCAACAAAGCCTCCCTTACCGTACATGCCCGGCGCCTGCTTCCACGCATCTGCCTGTAATGGATCACCTACCTGGCTATAACGGCAACGATTTGGATGGGTACCGTCAGTCTCGATTGTATTAAGTATTATCAGTCGTCCTTTAAACGGAACTATAATGCGTCCTGATATAATTTTATTACCTGCTGTTATAGTAAATGGATTGAGTATGGCCCATATCGCCCCATTCCAATACTGTATTCTATCAGCTGCATTATAATTCGATACAAAGAGTAACCGGTCGGTGCTGAAGGTTCCTCTCCAGTTAGTCCACCAGAAAAATTGAGAATCTGTTCCTGTCCACCCTCCGGGAGCTACGCCTCCTGAACCAATTCTTTCCCAGCCACCGTTAGTGTACATATAGGCGAATCGTGTATCAAAGGCAATAGTATATTCATCATTTACAGCAAGCTGATCATAAGTTGCAATACCCATAACCGGTAATGCAGGATAGAAGTATACTGTTGCCCCTGCAGTTGCACCAGTAATAGTGATGGTTGCTGTAGCCGTATCAAATGTACCTGTTCCTGTTCCTGTATTGAGCATTACACCATTAGGTTGGTATACAGTGAATATCTGCGTTCCGACAGAGAACATCTGTCCAATAGCACCTATAGTATTGGGTAATATTACCGTAGGAGCTAAATCTCCCATACCATCAGTAACACCGATGGATTCTCGCAATCGTGAATAAAGTTGCTGTGTTGCGGCGGGATATAAAGGATCAGGACCTGCGGCAACATTGGGGTTCATCAAACGAGAGCCAAATCGCTTTCGTAATCGTCCACGAAATACATACATATTAGTAAGTTCGGCAAAGGCTTCATCAGGTATAGCAAAAGGCTTAACGTTTCTTTGAAGACCGGAATTAAGTGGAGCAATCATAAAACGATCATATGCCATTATTATACTCCTGTACCGTTACCAATGGTCCATATAATAAAAGTCCCATTAGCTGAACTTGATTTTATGGTAATAGATGGATAGGCAATATTGCTTATATAAACTCTATTATTTGAGGTTGGTGTGACTTGTGCAGAGAAGATAGTAGTTTGTTGAGGAGCACTACCGAAATTAGTATTAACATTTATAGT